AGAGCTCTTAACTTAGATGCACTCATTCCACTTAGGTCATCTGCATCGGGGTCTCTCTCTCCTGCTGATACAACTGAAATGTCATCAAACTTATAGAAACCATGTCTACCTTTTACACTGTTATATTTTGTTATTATGTTTTTGAATTCTGCAATCCTATCTGAACCTACAATCATAACTATGTTTCTGTATCCTTTGTCATATAAGAACACTAGTATTTGAAATATCTGTTTTACGTCTTCGTTTACTACGTTTACTTTTCTACCAAAGAATGATTTTAAAAATTTGACTTTGTCTTTATGTGTAAGTGGATTCTTTACTTTGTCACTAGAGTGTGATGAGAACAGGATGGGTTCCCCTCCTACTTGTTTAGACACTTTGACCATTTGGTCTACAAGTTTTTCATGTCCGTTTGTAGGTGGATTGAAACGACCAAAAGTAAACACTGCTGGTTTACTTTTTGCTTCTGATATAAATGATTTAAACTCTTTCATTATTTGTCCCAGTTCTTTGCAACTGTAAAGTTATTTAGTGAGAATTCCATACGGTCTACTAACTTGACAGCTTTACCATCTCTATCAATTGCAACGTATCCTTCGGGGTTTACTACCTTGTATCCTGTATCAGTTTTTACAAAAGTACCAATACTCTTAACTCTGTTGAGTGCAACGATGATTGATTGTTTTGCATCCATCAAACCTTTTTGGAATGCAGTGAGTCCATCAATCATTCTCTTGATTGATTTTAGTTCTCTCAGTAATTGGTCTCTGATTTCAGTTTTTGCTTGTTTGGTTTTTTCTTGTTTGTATGTTTTAATTTTTGCATTCCACTTATCTTCTACGTGTTTTAGATATCCTAATGTAGTAGGATTGTACTTACCAGTACGAATCATTGAATTACAGTATGTCTTATATGATGCACCTATCATACCTTTGTTTGCAAATTCTTGTTGGACTTTATTGAACTTAGTCAAGTCTTTTCTTTTTATCTGATGAAAGTTTCTACCCGATAGTGTAAGGTGTTTGGACAGTTCAAGTGTTTCTTTTGCAGTCATTGATGACTTACCACTCTCATCTTTATATGATGCATCATCTATCCACACATCTCTGTTTGAACCTAATGAACTAGTGGATGCACCGAATGATGCAGATAGGTCTTCTATAGTGTCACCACTGTAAGTAGTGTGAAACACAATACCATATTTTGCATCATCAATAGTTAGACCCAACTGAGAAGTTTTGTCTACTGCATATAAGATAGTGTTGGGTTGGAATGTGATACATTGTGTACCATCGATGTTCTTTTCTTTCTTATCTGACTCTGTAAACATCAAGTCACCTTGCATGACATTAGTCCATGTTAGTTTAGATAAGTGTTTGTATGATTCAATGAACTTTGTTTCTAAGTCTCCACTTAGTTCATCTGCATCTTTGATTTGTTGTTCGGAAGTGTAGTATTTAGGTTCCTTGTTGAAGAGTGATTTCTTTGCAACAAAGAATTGATTTGTTTCGGGATGTAGACCACAGAATATAGCAGGAGCTCCATCCCACTTTACAGTCATGTTGACTCCTTTCTTGGAGTTTCCCTTCATCATGTCACGAAGACCACGAAGGAAGTTGATAGCTGCTCTTCCACCATCAATTCCATTATTAATGATTTCGTCTTCGAGATGTTCTAAATGTAGATTCTTAACTGCCATAATAGTAAACTTTACCTGTTTGTCTACTATTTATGTTTTTATAAGTGGTCGAGATGCAAGTTTCTCGTTTATTTCTTGAATTTGTTTTTGATAAAAAGAAACCATTGCATCATCCTTTTGTGTCTTAGCTTCTTTCAGTTTTCGTTTTAAGATAATCTTTTTGTTGATTGTCGTTATAACGTTGTTAATGTGTTTTTTCTTGTTCATATCACTGCATGTAATTCAAACAGTTTAAATATCCATCATACCCAAAAGTTGATTCTGTGTTCTCACCATCCACCCAAACATCACACATTTCATAACTATATGTAAAGTTGTAAGAGTATATGGTATTACCTACTACTTTTGTAATGTTAACACTATCACCTGTACCTAGGGATGGAAGTATTAAACTTTCAAAGTTATTCATTCCTCTATTCAATAAGGATAATTCCTCATGTACACTGACTACATCCTCTTTAACGTATGAGTTGACTGTGTTGTATGGGGATTTAAAATAGGTTGTAATATTTTCACCTGTGCAATCCTGTAATTCAAGACGTACCATATCATCGTGCATCTTTTCATTCCTCATCCAATCTGAACAAGTACCATAGTCACCATCATAGTCTTTTAGATTAAAAGTCCATGTATTACTATTTATAAGATTGACATCAGTATTTTGTATAACTGAGTATGAATAATTTTCTTCATTGGTTACAGATAAGTTGTCAAGTTCTGTTAGTGTTATAGGTGCAGAATCTATTGTATCGTTTACATAGTTTATTGTAACATTCCATACTTTCTGATATCTAGATTCCCATTCACCATTACTTACTGGTTCGGAAGACATTTCTATTTGTACTCCTATGTCTGTTATAGGGTTGGTTGATAGTAGAGTAGTTATACTATTAGTTTCAATTATAAACTGGAATTTAGTATAATCAGTACCCACGTATGCATCTTTGACTTTGTATATATCTATGAGTACATCAGTCAATCTTTCTGCAATCTGTTGTTTATCCGTCTCTCCTGTTGCAATGTAGTCAACGTAAAAGTCTTCTAAGGATAATCCTGTACCTGTGTACAATTCAGTCTCAAAGACACTTACATTTCTCCTTATGTTTGTTCTGACACTTTCACCTTCAGAACTACATCCTTGATAGGGGGTGAGTTGAGAGTTTTCAGATGCAATCATGTTACCCAATATTGTAGTAAAGGGTGTAATGAATTGAGCTTCATATGCAGTTGAACCTTGAGGTATCATATAAAGTGTATAGGATTCATTTACATATCCCCTGTCACTGTCATATGCACCCACAGGTACTTCTGCAACCTTGATGGTGTCTTCGATACAAATTAACATCTCACGAGTTTTAACACCAAAGTTTGATTCAAAATATGCATTTGCTTGGATTGCATCATATGGTAAATCATAGAAGTCTGCAAGGTCGTATTGGTCAAAAGACCAATCACCATCACTTCCTGTTACTGTATAGGGTTCTCCGTCATCTAATACACCATTAGAATTCAAATCAAAAATGACTGTTGCACCATCAATGTAACCATCGATTACTTTACCCGACATTCCTCCTTCGGGTAGACTGGTATTAGTGGGTGGTGTAGTTGGGGGAATACTATTAGTCTCTAACATTGTAGTACCGAGACTTCCACCTCCTCCACATGATGTTAAAAATATTGTAAGGTATAATGTTGTAAGTTTATTCATTATATAATTATACTAAAAGAAGGGGTTTACTGTCAACCCCTTTTTGTGATTTGGCACCCTCGACAGGGGTCGAACCTGTAACCTACGGCTTAGAAGGCCGTTGCTCTATCCAATTGAGCTACGAGGGTAAAAGGATTATTCCTTTACATATCTATATTTTGAAGTCATTATATTTCTTATTCTGACCTCTGTCAAAGACTGGAGTGTTATCATTATATGATTCTGAATCAAATAATTCCTCCTGTGCTTCTTGTTCACAGTCATATAGTTTCATCCTACTTCTGTCTATTCCTATAACAAACCTCTTGAATATAGTTGGGTCGTTATACCTGTTCTTTAATTGTTTAACAACAAGTTGGTCTAAGTCTTCTAGTTCTTCCGATGTAATCAATGCAAACATCAAGTCTGCAGTTGCTGGTAATCCAAAAGACTCTGAAGTGTCTTCTAGACCAATATCTGTTGAACCAAATCCACTACGTGTTGTCTGTGTTGCACTCATGATTGGTATATCAAACTCAACTGCAAGTCCTCTAAGTTCTTCTGCAATACTTTTGACTAGTGTATATGAGTTTGCACCTTGGCCAGGTCTAATTCTGTAAGATGCACAGATATTTAGATAGTCAATATAAATTACATCGGGTTTGAAATCCTTCTTTAGATTCAGTTCTTGTAGTAAGTGTCTGAAGTGTCCTACATGTGCAGATGCAGTCGGATACTCTTTGACAATCAGTTTACCATGTGTCTTCTCTTTTAGTCTATCAACTTTCTTGGTAAACATTTTCTTTGAGATGTCGGGTAATTCTTTGATTGGAATGTTAAGAACATTTGAATCAATTCTTTCTGCAATTTTCTCTTCACTCATTTCCATAGTGAGGTACAATACATTCTTACCTGCCACAAGATTTGCACTTGCACAATGACACATAAACAATGACTTACCAACACCAGTACCTGCCAAACAAATGTTCAGTGTCTTGTTTGGTAAACCACCTTTGGTAATCTTGTTAAAGTATTCCAAATCGAATGGTAGTTTCTCTTCCTCTCTAGTATAGAAGTCATGTCGTTCTTCTGCATCTTCCAATACATCATGACCAATGTGAGAATCAAAAGACACGGAAAGTGCTTCCTTAAGTAACTCGGGTATTTCACCTGTTGAACGTTTTGAGTTTTTGTCAATTACTTCGATGGAATCCATTACTGCAATATAAATTGCTCTATCCTTACACCACTTTTCAGTCTCATCGACTAACCAGTCATGGGGTGTGGATTCTACATCTGCCCGAATGTTTTTTACCAACTGTGTTGATAACTTGAGAATGTTCTCGTTTATCTTTGAATCACTCTCAAGATTTATGAGGAGTGCTTCGGGTGTTGGTGGATTATTGTAATTGTCAAAATACTGTTTGATGTGTTTGTACACATTACGTTCATCATCTTCAGAGAAATACTCTTCTTTAACAAAAGGAATTACCTTCCGTGTAAAAGACTCACTCTGTATCAGATTCTTCAGTATCGTCTGTTCTAGTCGTGTTTCCATATTTAAAATGCTGTTGTGCAACCTTGTTAAGTTCTTCCATCACTTCGGGTGTGAAATATTTTTCGGGGTTGTTGTTAATAGTTTTTCCGAATTCAGTTTTACCGTTTGGTAATTTAACTCTTGTAGATGATTTCTCAAATACACCACTTGCAAGTGCAAGGTCTAGAAGACCATAATACCTGTCAAGTCCTGTGTCATAGTTAAGTCTCACATCTACCATTCTGTTTTCTACTGTCAATCTTGACTTTGCATTCTTACAATGGATTATGTTACCAATAACTTCTGTTCCTTCTTTTTCTTTCTTCTTAGATAGATAGATGATAGATGAAGCTGCATACTTCAATCCACTACCACCACCCATTTCTTTTTGAGGGAACATTGAACCGATAACATCATAAGTGTGGTTAGTCACAATCATAGGAACTTTTGCACGTCCCAGTTTAAGTGTCAACACTCTGAATGCACCTTTGACAATCTGAGCTCTAGTCATATCTCTAGTCTCTTTACCGTCTGCAGTGTCTTCGATTTCTTTTGTTGTAGATAACATACCCAGTGAATCAAGTACAAATAACATCGGAGGTCTCTCTGATTCATCTGTCTCAAGATAACTATCTAACATTTTGATAGATTGGGTTCTGAATTCTTGAACTGTCACAACTGGGACAATTACGATTCTGTTTGAATCGATTCCTCTCTCTTCAATCATTTCTTTTGTGATTGCAGATTCGGATTCGAAATAGATTACTGCAGCGTTGGGGTTATCTTCTAAGAACTGTTTAACCATTCCTAATGCGAAATAGGTTTTACCAGTTGCAGATTCACCTGCTATTGCAGTAATTTTGTTTGAGGGAAGTCCACCATGTAGTGAACCACTTAGTAGTGCATTAAAAATGTATGACCCTGTATCGATAAAGCTATCAACATCACCTGCTGCAACTCCTTCAGATACTACAGATGCATACTCATTTCCACTGCTCTTTATTATTTGATTTAGAAAGTCCATCCTTCACTCCTTCATTTTGTAATTTATTAGTACATTTGACATGTTCTTCCATCATAGCCTTAATCTGACTAATTTGGACTTCCATATAGAATAACCATGAGATGATTACTCCAATAGAGATTATATAAACACAATCTAAAATACTAATTTCCATATCTAATTATAATATACCTTATGGTCTTTCGTCAAGAGGTTTTTTCATTTATTCTTCTAAAACAACTACACCCTCTGATATGAGTCGTTCTCTGTTTACCAAGTGTTGTTCTTCCACTAGGTCTTTATTCTCACCTGTATATTTAACTGCATGTCCGTCTACAATCATTTGTTGATTGACATTTATTTCAGTCTCATATACTGGATGACCTTCATCAAAGTGTGCAATTATCTCACCAAGGATTCGACCAAATTTACCCTTGTCGTGTGATATTAAAGATAAACTTTCTGCACTCTCTAATAAATTTTTTAAATGTTTCTTCGAAGCTTTACCAAACTTCTTCTCCACTAAATCTCTAGTTCTGCTTTCAGGTGTGTCAATTCCTAAAAATCTAACTCTTTGTTTTTTTAATACTGTAGAAAATCCTAAATCGATATCTACATCGATGGTGTCACCGTCTACTACTTTGACAACCTTTACGTTATACTGATACATTATCCTTTTGCTACTCCGTTTTTATCCATCTTCACTTTCGGTTTTCTCTTTGCAGCTTCACTCTTCTTAACTTGTGGTATCAGTTTCCTTGCAATTTTTTCTATTGCAGCTTTCTTTTTCTCAAGTTTTGATTCTATATCTTTCTTCTGTCCGATTGAAAATGTGTTATAATCTTTATCCTTTATCATCTTCTTGATAAGAATCATTCTTGCTCGTTTACGTGCTTTCCTTTCTAGAGACTTAGGGTCGAAGTTTGCTTTCTTCATTGCCTTTTTTCTTTTTAAAAGTATCTTTGCCTTGTTCTTACGAAAAGCTGCACGTTTTTTCATACGTGTTGAGTATGAATCGACTTCAGTAATGTATTCCAAAAAGGATTTCATAGTCTTATTTATGTAAAGAAACTATCTAGGGATGCAGTCGGTTCTGTATTCCACCCCATTAAATGCACCACCACTCTCAATGGGTCTAGAAATGCTTTGTTGAATTGCATATCATAGTCTGTAAACTTGTGTAAATCAAACTCTTTTGGTAACTCTCCAACAAAACCAATAACATTTTCGTTGATTGGATTCGGAAGTGTAAGATAACAGAAGTGTATCTTCTCACCTTCTTTGATAGTCTCATACTTACCCTTGAGATTCTTTTCTTCAAGGTAATGATTAAACAGTAGTGACCCTCTAACATGTATCGGTGTGGACTTACGATATACTGTATTCTCACCTTGATACTGTTTGAGGTTTCTCACTCCTCTAGGGAATGCAACCACCTCGGGTGGTAGAGAAAAGAACTCAGTCCTTGCATTCTCTACGAAGTCCCACAGTTCTTGTTCTGTTCCTGTCATTGCAACATTGAAACCTTCTTCCAGTTTTGTTCTAACCCACTGTGGAGTTGAGGACTTTGCAGTTTCAATACCCATCATTTTGAGTTTAGGTTTTGCAAGTCGTACACCTTCGTTGTCATGTACATTAAGAATATATCTTTTCTTTGCAGTCCATACACCCCTGTCTGCAATCACCTCTCTACCCATCTCCATCTTTTGTTGATATGAGTTCATGTATTCTGCAAGGTCTTCGTAACCTTCATCGATGATTGGTTTAATCTTCGTGTTTGCAACAGTGTCGATAAACGTAATAATTTTTTGCTTGTCTGTTTCTTCGGGAAACACTTTTTGCACTAAGTCATCTAGTGTGATGTACACAGAGTCTGTGTCGATTGCAATAACTCTGTCCTTATCATCATCAAGAACACTTTGTAAGTAACCGTTGATTTGTTTTTCTGCCCACTGAATAGATAACTGTCCACTGGTCGTAATTCCTTCTGCCATCGGTACACTAAAGAATGCAAACCATCTGTTTGCTAATGCACCATAAGCTGAGTTAAGTGCAATCTTTCTGACCTGTTGATTGTTGTATGCACGTTTGATAAGTGTATCAAGTTCCCTCAGTCGTTTGACATCCGATGTCTGTTCTTTCTCAATCTGATACTCAATCATCTTCTTCTTCCACATCTTACGTTCATCATAGAATGTTTCCATGAGTTCGGGAAGGAATCCTTGTTTCTTTCTACTGAACATTGCACCGTTTGCTGTCATCGATAGATTCTGTTTCTTGAGATAAGATAAGTCACACTCTTTGTTTAAGAGTTTCTTTACACTTGCATCTCCATATGAACCTTTCTGCATAGTCTCGGGTGAGATGTTATATTGCATAATCAGATGTGGGTATAGACTGTTCAAGTCAAATGACACTACCCAATCATGTTTACCTACATGTGGTTCCTTTACATATGCACCGACAATCTGTTTTGATTTGTCTTCTCCCTGTATTTTCTTAGGAGGCATCTGAATACCACGTTCTTTGAGGAAGTTGTAGATGATAGTTTCCCAATACTTTACCATACCAAAGGTGTCACTGAAATTACACTTTGCAGTGTAAGCTTGTGACATGATAAGTTCCATGAGACCTAGTTTGTCTTCTAGTTCTTCAACAAGAACAACGTCACGTATATTGTATTCTAGAAACTTCTCATAGTTCTTTTGATACAACATATGGAGTGAACCATACTCAGAGTAATCTAGTTTCTGTTTACCAAGTTCTACCTTTGCAATGTGGTCAAGTTTGTATGACTCTTGATTGACAAAAGTATTCTTCTTGTATAGTTCTAGATAGTCAATGATATTGATACCATGAAGTGTATAGTTTACATTCTTTTGATATCCATAAGTTGTGAACTCACGTGTTTCTGATGAACCCCATGGTGATAGTTTCTTGTGTTCATTCTCACCCAATATCCTATCGATACGATTACAAAGATATGTGATGTCGAAACTATCTACGTTCCAACCTGTGACGATGTCAAGGTTTAGTTCTCTCCACACTTTGACGAACTTCATTAACAAGTCTGACTCTGAACCACATGGGATATAGATTACATTGTCTTGGTTATGATTCCACTCACCGTATCCTAGTACGATAGTGTCTTTACCAAATGGTTTGATTGATATTGCATTGACCTTTTCCATTGCAATGAGTGGGTCGGGAAACCCATTCTCACACTCACACTCAATGTCAAGTGTTGCAATCTTGATTTGACTTGGGTCGTATTTGATTTCACCTTGGAACCTATCTGATATCCAGTTGTACATCCACTTGTCGTATCCATGTACTTCAAATCCTGCGATACCATCATACTTCTCTTTGAACTTTCTTGCACCTGACATAGAGTCTAGGTTTACGGGTTCGAGATATCTCCCATCAATCGTTCTATGGGATGAGGGTGTTTTAGATAACACATAAAGATTTGGTCTGTAGTTAACAGACATCTTCTTAGGTTTACCTTTTTGATATCCTCTGACGAGGAGTTTGTTCCCGAAACGGGTGACGTTAGTGTAAAAATCCATAATGTAATTATACCACAGGTAGTGGTATCAAGTCTAGTTGTTTTCTGTTCTTTCTATTAAATCTTCTATGACTTCTAGAATGTCCACGTACTCTGCAACTTTCTTAATCTCTTCTGAGATTGTTTCTGATAGGTCGGGGTGTTCACCGATACCCATGGGATTGGTTAGAAGATTTTCAACGTTGGCTTCATGTCTCTTCATGTTTCCTAATGCCCACAACTTTTGTGCTTCTAATAATTTATCTCTCATTGACTAATCCTTGCAAGAGAGTTCAAATAGTTTCTCTCTAGGTTATAACGTGGTTTGAATACTGCAACCACAGTTTTTTTCTTCAAATTAAATTCATACTTCTCTGCATACGGACACCATACACCTAGATTGACATCAAGTCTAGAATTTTCTTCATCGTATTCTTGTATTAAAACTTTAGGTTCGTATAGTTTATATACTCCCCATCCTTTTTTGACATGTGATATAAGTGTTTCACCTGTATCTAATCTTAGACACTTAATTTCTGTCTTAAACATTTCTTACCATTTCTTGTAATTCAACACTTCGTCTTCCGACTTGTCCGAACCACTTAGAGTCTTCCATTTCTACTGCAACCTTTTCCCAGTCACATGATACAACACCTTTCCACATGTTGTTGAACTTACTAAATCTAGTTCCTCCTAGATTAAAAGTCATATTGACAAGAACGTGTTGAATGTCTTCGGGTAGTGCATAGAAATCTTCTCCACCTTTTGATTCAAATAAATGAACAGTTTCGTTAACATGTTTTACAAAGTCAATTGCATAAACATCATCAACTCTTTCTTGTGATACTGGTGTACCAACTGGTTGACCGTGTTCGGGGTCGTCATCTTTTACTAGGTGACCTACTCCAAATGTTAGATACCCTAATGAGTCTTCATATATTTCGAGGACTTCACCCTCATGTCTCTTTATCTGTTCCTTCAATAATTCTTGGTTCATTTTCT